ACGTGGGACCTGCATGTACTTGGAACAATACGTGAAGTGTCATAATCCGTCAAGTTGTGACAACTTTATAATACCCTTCACTGATAGGCGATACCATACCCTCAAGTCGTACAACGGCTTTGTTGGATATGATTCGTTTGAAGAAAAGGTCTTTCCCCTTGAGTGTATGGAGTATAGGGACTTTAAGAAACCGGACTCTTATATCTACGCGCACGGTCTTGATGCTCGTCATCGCAAAGTGTGCTATAAGATACCTGAGTGTCCAGGAGCTCGGTGGTTTCTTAAAGAAAATGGGCTTGATGAGTGCGGTACTGTTCCCCCGCAGTACTGTGTTGATCTTTCCCAGGCTTTCTACGTCGAAGATTGTTATATCCGTCCTTTTTCCTTAGTTCTTAAGGTTAGAAACGGCTCCTACGTGTTCGACGCAGAAGGTTTGACCCCGAGCTTTGGAGGTTTACACCACGCTTTTCCGCCTGAGTTTGAACCTCCACCCAAGTCTCCGTTCCCCGATATTTCTTTCGCATCGTTCGACTGGTCCACAGTCGGTGCGGTGTTAGCAGGATTGGCTGGAACGGCGCTGCTCGCCACTCTGATATATCTGATCGCCTCGGCGGCCACCGGAAATTCAGATGCTCAAAGCGAAGCAGTGCGTCCAAAGCAGGTTCCTCATTATGACTTGTCCCGTCATGCCCAAAGTGAGGACGTGCGAAGACGAGACGTCCCTCGCTTTACTCTGCCTGCCTCCGTGCAGAGTGAAGCCACCCGTCCACGAGCAGTACCCCACGTTGATCTAACGGCCCGTATTCCACAAGGCTCTTCTAGATCGTATGATTTCCTTAACCCTGTCTCAAAAGGAATAGGGAAAGTTCACTTTCATTACGATTCTGGAGGGTCTATGGGGTATTGCTACTTCATCAACTCTCAGTTCTTCATCACAGCGTCACATTACTTGTATCCTGACAAGAAGGAATTGGTTCCTGCCTCTATCCGTCTTGATCATGCCGCCAATACGATTTTGCTGACGCCTGATGATTACTCTGTCTGCAAGGCCGGAGTAGGAGACTTGATGTTGATCCGCATCATTGATCCTAAGAAGAGATTCCAAGGCGTTCCTGAAAACCTTGATCAATTTCTTCCTGATGCGACTATACCGATGACCATTCCGTCTGCCGTTTTCATTGTTGACGGACGAGCTCATGGAAATGAGCCCGTCTGGAACAAGAACAACGGTTTGATCACGGTACAAAGCATTCATAGGATCAGTCTGAGCATTGGAGATAATGAGCTTCGTTATACCGGTTTTGCCGAAGTAGCGTCCCAAAATGGAGACTGTGGCCTGCCTTATGTCACAGTCGACGGTACTTCACGTGGTAAAATTTTCGGCATTCACACCGGTTTGTTTCACCACAACGATGCTCGCGACATTTGCCCTGTCAGTAAAGGTCATTGAGAAGATGATCGATCATCTCTGCCCTCCAGTAAAGCAAGGCAATACGTACTCCATTCCTTCTATAGCTGAAACCATTCGACGTATTCCGTCCTTGAAGTACGTTGAGAAATTGGATTCCGGCTATAGAGTTCCTCGGGAATCGCGCCTAATTAAGTCTGTGTTCTTTGAGTGCAATGGACCCTGCACTAAAGTTCCTGCCGTTTTGGATGCTAGAGTGGTTACGATTTTTGGAAAGGATGAACTCCTTCTACCTGCCCATACTGCTCTTTGCTCTTATCCTAATCGGTGGTCCCATCAGGTGCCAGAAGCACGAGAACTCTTTGATCAAGTCTTCAACGAAGGGTTCCCGCCTATTCCCGCCCAGTTCAAGTCCATGTCAGAGGTTCTTAACCATTACCGTCCTGAGCTTAACACCTCAAGTGGTTATCCCTTTAATGTGGTCTATGGAAAACAGAAGAAAAAGGATGTTTTGAAGCTCGTTTCGTGCGATCCGCACGTTTACGAACCTCAGCCCGAGCTCCTTACTGAAGTTTTCCAGTTCTTTGACAGCCTAGAACGAGGTGAGCTACCTCGTCTGTTGGTGGAATGCTGTCTTAAGGACGAACCCCGAGCTATCGAGAAGGTGATGCAAGCTAAGACCCGTATGTTCTATATTGGTTCTTTTGTTTTGTATCTCGCTAGCGCTTTGATCATGCACCCCCTCGACATTGTTATGCACTCTAATCCAGTCACGGGTTATAACACTGTCGGCATAAATCCTCACGGTCCTGACTGGCAATTGCTCTGGGAACACCACGGAGCAAAGTCTTATAAGTTGGACATGGATTACTCAAAGTTCGACAAATTTATGCCCGCTCATTTTGTCGATAATTTTATTGAGTTATTCTCTGCCCACTTGAAGACCAGTTTTGGAGCTGATGAGGTCGTGTTCGACGTGTTTGGGAAACCTTACAAGTTGAACATCGCCCATTGTGTGAAATGCCTTGTTGAGAATCAGATGCGTTCTCTTCTGCTCTTTGGAAGAGACGTGTTTGAGGTTACCGAAGCTAGCAACAATTCGGGAGGATTTGCTACTGTGATTATCAATACTGCAGCCAACATCAAAAACTTCACCTATGTGTACTACATGATGAAGAAAGAGTTGGGAGAGGAGCCCACATTGCGTTCGTGGTTAGAAGAGATAAAACTCTCTTGCCACGGTGACGATAATATTTACTCTTCCTACCGACCCGAACTTGTTGTTGCTACCGAAGTCATGTCGCATTCCCTCAATCATGGATTTGAGCTCACGTCTAGTGAGAAGTCGCAAGCGCCTGTTGCTCGTCAGTCAGGTATTCGATTCCTCCAGCGTGGGTTTGAGTTCGTGGGCAATCGCATGATGGCCCCCCGTGCCATGTCCGATATTTGGGAGGCATTGTACTGGAGAGAGAGAGGCACTGTTCCCAA